TTGTTGTAGGTAACCAATCTGGTGTTGTTACAGATTACAGTTACAGTGAATCAATTACTCCTTTGTCGCTTGATTCTTCAACTGGTGACATTCCTAGCTTGTCTGTTGTAGCAAAATCTAACGATGTTGATACTGATGGCTTTACTCACCCAACAAGCAAGTTGTTGATTGGTAATCAGATTAACTTTACCGATTCAGACCGTGGATCTTTTGAAGGAAAAATTGTTAGCGTCTCTATTGACCGTGACGTTGCTTCTACCACTTCTGTTTCAGTGTTTGACAAGTTGAACAAAACTAGATATATGAAAGCTAAAAACGACACGATTACTAACGTGTTCAAAGCTTACCTTTTGGATGCTGGTTTGACTTCAGGTCAAATGGATGTTGTTGTTTCTTCTAATAACATTGTTACACCGCCTTGGCGTATGACTTATTTGAAGGCTTTGAAGTTTCTGTGCACAACTGTTCAAGCTGAAATGTATTTCATGGATGGCAAAGTTGTTATCCGTCCTGTAGCAAGCAAGCAAATCTCTATCAAAAATTCTTAGATTAGCACTTTCAATGTTGAAATTCCTTCACCTGTTGAACGTACAAAATATCGTATTGGTAAAACAAAGTTTACTTCTGGTGCTATTGCTTTTGTTTCTGAAAAGAACTCAACAATTTTTACTGTAGATTTTAATGAGTCTAAAGAAGAGTCTTTAAAAACCACTATGGCTATTGACTCTATTGCTACACCTGAATATATTGAACAGGTTCCTAGCACTGTCTTTTTCCCTGAATACACTGACTATATTCAGAAGTCTTCTATTGGTACTGTGCCAAGTGTTTACACTAATGGTTTTTATTCTTTTTATGACAAGAACAATAACATTGTTGCAGCTGACAAACTTGCTGGTGCAGGTTTGAAACTTGAACTAACTAATGACCCTTATGAAATTAAGATGACTATCATTGGTCCTGATACTAGCGCAACAACTCCTTGGGCTTTAGCGTTTTCGAGCAAAGATCCTGCTTTGGGTATTGTTGCTAGTGGCACAGTGGTTGAAGCTAAGACTGTTGAAACTACTACTGGCATTGTTAGTGATGAAGTTGACGATACTGAGACTACGGACTATACAGAGAATCCTTTTATGGTTACTGATTCTTTAGCTTGGGATGTTATTTATCGCACAAATCAGCGTATTGCTGGACCGAATATTAAAGTTGGCATTTCAACTAATGCTGTTGATGAGGCTGGTTCTCAAGAGTTTGGTTATTTGCCTGGTGCTATTTTTGAGTGGGAAAACTCTAAGTACCGTATCATTGATGTAGACTATTCTTATGGCGCAATTAGCTTTACTGCTGAACAGTATGTAACTTTTGCTGATTTTAATTCGTTGTGGGCTGGTAAGACTTTCAACGATTTTTCTGCAGCAATGTTTACACCAACTTCTTCGCCTACTGATTATATGACACATAGCGATTTTGCTACTATTCCGTTGATGGAGCCAATTTAATGTCTAAACCTGTAAGTAATGCACCTGCTTCTATGCAACCATGGGTTGATGCTACTGATGGTCAGCTAACCCAGCTTGAGACTGATGTTAGCCGTTTGCAGTCTGCTGTTGGCAAACCTATTGTTGGTGTTGACTATGTTCAAAATGCTGGTTCGTCTGCAGCTTTTACTTATGGGACTACACAGGATGGTTCTACTAGTGTTGGTATTTCTAATGCTACTTTTGTGACGGATGCTATTGCTGACAAGAATTTGTCTGTTAATGGAACTTTGCTTGTTGGCGATCCTGAGCGTGTTGGTTATGTTTATGATGCTGGTCTTGGCCTTGATGTTGAGGTGCCGGTTTATCAACCTAGCTTTGCAATTTCTGGTGCTCAATCTTACTCTAATCCTGTAACTAACGTTACTGAATATACTCCAGGTGCTTTCTTGGCAAACGATGTCCTTATTGAGGGTTCTGAGATTCATGGTTCTGCTAAAGGTTCCAGTCTTTACTTGGAGCTTCTTGATAAGCGTTCTGGAAACTATGGTGCCACTCTTATTGTTGGCATGACAATTCAAGGTAATGGAACATCTTTAACTTTCCAGGTTGCAAATAATGCAGAAAACCTTGCAACCTATGTTACTGGTTCATATATATCAATGTCTAACTGTGGAGTATATAACACGCAGCGCACAGTTATCACTAATGCTGTGGTAAATGGTAGCAATATTGATATTACTGTTTTGACTACTGAAACAACTGCTGTTACTGGCTTTGTTAAGACAATTGGAATAAGTTACACATATCCAGTTAGGCAGAGTAAAGTTGTTGTTAGAGGTTCATATGGTGAATATGCGCTTATGGACTTGGATGGTTTTCATGTTGGGTCCAATATTACTGACCTGAATGTGGAGCCAGATAGGTTTTCTGCTACTACGAGTCTAACTGATGGTGGCTTGACGACTGATGGTGGTGTTATTGCTACAGATCTTTACATTGTTGGTAATTCTACTTTTATTGGAAACACTAGCTGTCGCACTAATTTAGACGCAACAGGTGTTGAGAATGGTGTGAGACTATTGGCTACAACTGCAGCCAATGCGGTAGGTGGCCTACGTCCTGTCGTTGATGGTGTTGAAAACTCTGATGACTTTTACTACAATAGCAGTTTAGTAACTTGGAACTCAGATGTAAGTTTGTCAACAAATCAGCGTAGTGGTCTTGCTGCAACACAGGCATCTGGTGCACACCTAAGCAAAACTGGTTATGGTGTTTTTTCGGTTGATGCGGCAGACGGTAACCCATGCTATCTGCATAAGTTCAACGCAACAGGAACAGCTCGTATGGTGCAGTTTATCTATAATGGCACATCTAGCGGTGTAATTAATACTACATCTGGTGGTACACCAGCATTTGCTTCTGGTTCAGATTACCGAATTAAGGAAGATGTACAGCCTGTAACTGATGCTCTTGAGCGCATGAAGGGTATTCAGGCTTACACGTTCCGTAAGATTAAAGAAGTTGACCCTGAGCAAAACCTACAGACAGGCTTTATTGCACACGAGGTTCAGGCTGTGCATCCTGAGGCTGTTATCGGTGAGAAGGATGCTGTTGATGAAGATGGCAATCCGGACTATCAACAGGTTATGGATGCTAAACTTACTCCGTTGATGGCACAGGCTATTAAGGAACTCATTTTGAAGAACGAAGCTCTTGAAGCTCGTATTGCAGCACTTGAAGCTAAGTAAGGTAGAATAGAAGCATGCCAACTACAACTAATTATGGAATTTATTATCCAGTAGCCACAGACAACATTGCACCACTTCACACAGCGTTCAGTAATCTTGCTGACACTGTTGAAACTGCTTTGAGTAACTCTAGCACTGGTTTAACAGGTATCAACAACCACTTGCAAAACTATCAGTACACTGTTGCTAATGACTCGCTTCGTGGAGCTATTACTGGCATGACTGCTGGTTCACGCTGTTATGTGACTGGTACTAAGTCTGAGTGGATTTATAACGGTACGGCTTGGAAGCTTCAGTCTCAGCCTTGGGGGGATTATACTCCTACTGCTGTTACTGGTTTTACTTTCAACACTAATCGTTATATGGTATCCGACGGTATCGTAACTGTGCAGATTAAAATGACAGCAAACGTTAATACCCCAGGTGTTTCTACTCTTAACATTAGCTTGCCTGTTACTGGTGCAGCTATTTTGGACTCTAGGGCACAGATTGGTTATGGAACTTTTGTTAAGGTTACTTCATCTAATGCTCTATATGCTTTGACTGTTGCTCAGACTAGCACTTCTAATGCTATTGTGCGTTACATCTATGCCGCACCTGCTGCTCGCTTGAGCAACTTTGCACCTAATGGAACCGCTGCACCTGTTGCTGTATCAAATACAGACTATGTTGTGGTAACATTCTCATACGAGATCGCGTAAGGAAAATAATAATGGGAAAAATTCAGTATCCAATTGATGGTCGCAAAAACAAAGAGTGGCGTGTAACGTCGCCTTTTGGTTGGCGTACACACCCTACTTCTGGTAAGAAGTCTCACCACAATGGTGTTGACATTTGGGGTAATGGTTTGCTTTACAATGAGGTTTTTGCTGATGGTAAAGTAATTTTCAGTGGACCTTCTAAGCTCCGCAAGGGTGATGGTTCTGTTGGTGGCTTCGGTTATCACACTATGGTGTTGCACAAGATTGATGGAGAGTTTTATATCTCTGTTTATGCCCACAATGAGCTTGGTTCTTTGAAGCTTAAGGTTGGTCAGCGTGTTACTGCTGGTGCGATTGTTGGTAAGATGGGTGCGTCTGGTGATGTTACTGGCAAGCATTTGCACTTTGAAATCTTTAAGGGTAAGAAGTATGTTTGGTCTGCTACTGGTAAGAACTTTGTGGACCCTTTGGAGTTTATTAAGATTCAGAAAGCAAAGCAGGCTATTGTTGCTTCAGCTAAACTAGAAACCCCTGAGAACGCCCCTGTAGCCCCTGTTGCTGTTCATGGCAAACCTACTAAGGTTGCTAAGGTTGCGAAGCCTGTGGCGGCTCCTGTGGCTGCTGAGAAGCCTTCTGTGAAGCCTGAGCCTAAGACTTATGTTGTTAAGTCTGGTGACTCGTATTGGGCTATTGCTGAAGATCACCCTGTTGATGGGAAAACAATTGAAGCTCGTGTTAAGAGGCTTCAAGAGCTGAACGAGAACAAGCCTCTTCAACCTGGCGATGTTCTAAAGCTTTACTAAAAACTAAAAACTAATGGGCTGCGATTAATTTCGCAGCCCATTTTTGTATTTGGAGTGGAATGAAACACGTTAGATTTTTTGCAGCAATCTCGCTGGCTATTCTGTCGTTTCTTCTTGTGCAACCGGCACAGGGTGATGAGGCAAATAATCTGAAGTTGGATGTTTATAATTTCAGTCCAGATTTTTTGTATCCTGAGCGTAACGCTGAGGCTATGACTTTCTGTGCAACCACTTACACTGCTAACATTCAAGCAGACTGGGGTGGCGATGACATTCTTGGTTGTGGTAATGATTTTGTGGCAATTCATTACACAGGCACTATGGTGTTTACTTCAGATGTTCCTGTGTATCTTATGGCTATTGCTGATGACGGATTTAGCCTAACGCTTGACGGTATCTCGGTTATTGAGGACTGGTCCCTGAAGGGCTGTGGCGGCTCTGTGAACGCTTTTACACCAATCGCTAACCATTCATATGTTTTGGATGCTTGGTTCTATGAGTACGGCGGTGGAGCCTGTTCTACCCTATACATGTTGCCTTTAGATGGCACAGGGTATTGGGATATTGTTCAACCAAGCGCTTTTACTCAACCAGTTATTGTTGAACCAACACCAGAACCAACAGTTCAACCTAGCCCAGAGCCAACCATTGAACCTAGTCCCGAGCCAAGCGTTGAGCCTTCTCCTGAGCCAACTCAGCCTTCTCCAGAACCGTCGCCAGAACCAGAAACACCAAGCCCAGAACCAAGCCCAGAGCCGACTGAGCCACCAGTGACATCTTCGCCTGAACCCCAGTTACCACCAGAACCAGTGGAAGAAAACACAATAGAACCAGAACCACCCGTAGTAGAAAAACCTTCAACTGAACCTCCTGTAGAAATACTTGAAGAAACAATCCTAACACAGGAACAAGTAGTTGAACAGTTAGCTGAAGCTGCTGAAGCTGATGACCCTGAAGTTCCTGAAGAATTAGCAGCAATCCCACTTATCGGAAACGCTGCTGTTGCAGTGTTGGAGGTATTCAATGCTCTTGGTAATCTTGGTGCTGACATGGCACCGGAAGTTCGTGAAGAATCGCAAAAAGTTGTAGTGGGCGCAATTATCGCAGGTCAAATTGCACAAGTAGCAGCAAGCGCAAGCGTTGCGGCTAGTGCTTCAACAAGAAAGATAAAGTAATGAAAGATTTTCTACGAGACATTTTGGACCAAGCATGGACCCTTGTTGGTCTTGGCACAGCATGGCTTGTGCTTGAAGGTTCAGCAAAAACTGTGACAGGCAACCTTATTCTAATCACTTTAGGTATTTGGGCTGTCACTTACCGTCTTCGTAATCCTAAAGAATAACATAAGGTATAATGGTTATATCCAATGGGCGCATAATCATTGGAGTATAAATTGGACAAAGAACTAGTTAAAGCGATCTCTGGTCGCACACTTGCCTACACTATTTTGAAAATTAGCGGAACTTTCGTTGGTGGTTCTGCTATTGGTTTGGCTTTCTGGCAATCTTGCATCATGGCTGCTGCTGTTGGTGTTATGGAAATTGCTGAGGAAATGTCTCGCAGTTACCTGAACGATGGTCAGATTACTGTTGAAGAAATCGATGCGTCATTCAACAAGCTGGTTGAAAAGAACGACAGCGAAAAGTAAATGCCTGAAGATACCACAGATGTAACGATACTCATCGCTATTGGGCGCATTGAGGAAAAGATTAGTAACGTGCAAGAATCGCAACAACGTGTTGAAAAGAAATTAGATGCACATGATAGCCGTTTGGCAATGTTGGAGCATGACATGACTCAGTTGAAAACTCAACGTGAGAACAAGTCTGCTGCTGTTGCTTTGTGGCTTGCTGTTGCTGCTGTGGTTGTTTCATTGGTTACGAGTTTCCTGCCATAAGCAGGCTTACCCGACAAGGCAAAACCCCCAACCTTATTTGGCTGGGGGTTTTGTTTTACCTGTCGTAAGAGTAGCAGGGGATTCCACACTCATGCAGGAAGGCTATTACTGCTTCTGGGTTTCTGTGCTTGTCAGATTCTCCTTGTTCAAAGACTACTTTTTTGATTCCGGAGTTGCTGATTAGTTTTGCACAACCCATACATGGTGGGTGGGTGATGTAGATTGTTGCACCTTCTGTTGCGGAACGGTCTACATATAGTAGAGCGTTTGCTTCAGCGTGGATGCTTGGGCAGTTGTCGTATGCGGCATCTGTTTGTTTGTTTTGTGCACGACCACACCAGTTGGAGCATTGCCCTTTACCTTTGTATGTTGATGCTGGACCATTGTAGCCCATTGCAACAGATCGTTGCTTTGAGTCTACAATGGTTGCGCCTACTTGTGCTTTGTCGCATCGTGAACGGAGTGCAATTGTTTTTGCTATTTGCAACCAGATGGTGTCCCATGTTGGTCGCATTATGGTGCTACTCTGCCGTTCTTTACAAATGACGCATATGTTGCTGGCATCTTGTTTGCAAAGTGTGCTTCCATTCCGTCTGCTACCCAAGCAATTTCTTGCTGTGGGAATGATGGATAAGTACCTTGCTCTAGTGAGCGTAGTGATAGGAAGTTCATTAGGCTTCGTGCGTTCATTGTTACATACATCGATGAGTAAATATTCACAGGGAGTGCCATGCGAGCAACTTCTCGTGCGACACCTTCTTTTAGCATCTTCTCATAGATTTCGTATGCGTCTTGGCTATTGGCTAACAGAGCTTCTTTGACTAATGCCGACTGCTCCGCTGTGCCTTCTTCAAACGTATACGCACCAGGCTTACCAATCTGAATCAGTGGTCTGTCTGCTGGTGGCGTATAGAACACTGGGTCTAGCTGCTTGTAACGACCCGACTCTTCGTTATATGACGCAATACGGTGTCGCATAAACTCACGAAACACAAAGATAGGTGCTTCGATACGGAATGTAAAAGCATTATGCTCAAATGGTGAACCGTGACGGTCACGCATTAGGTAGTTGATTAACCCAATATCCCCAGCAGAACCATCAGCAATACTACCGCTTGAAACACGAGCAGCTTTAACCACACTTGCATCATCTCCCATACTGTCAATTAGTTCAACGGTCATGTCTGACCTAAAAGTTATCTCCATCTTCTTCTCCTTCGTGTGTTATTTCATCAGCGTTTGCATAGACTTCACATTGTACACAGTCTTGTACAAAACATGGCCTGTCACAGTGAGAGCAGAAAAAGTGACTGCTCTCACCGTAACGGTAAACCGTGTCTTCACAAGCGCACACAAAAATCATTGTGATTGAAACATTTGACTCTTCGTCATATATTTCTTCAGCAAAGACTTTTAGCGAAGAATCTGCTTGTCTTGTAGACGTTCCTCTGGTGTAACTACCCAACTGTTCATTCCGGGCTTTGTGTCGTGGCCTGAAAATTCTTTGAAGTAGTGACTTCCACCGTCCATTGTTGGATTTTGAATCCATAGCGTGTTGCCCCAATCTTCTAGTGCGTCGTGGTGGAAATGGTGTGTTACTAAAACGTCTGACATGCCAACAGGGTGACGGTTTGCAGCCATTGTTTTAAACCAACCAAATACTTTGTTTCGCACTCCTGTGCCTGAGCCACGTCCATAAACGTCACCGTGTGTGACACCGTAAACCCAGTCGTAAATCTTTGTAGTTACTGAGATTTCTTTTTCAGCAATTTCAAACTTCACATGTTGGAATCGTGGGTCATTGTTGCAAGCGATTTCTGCCATTTCAAATACTAGCAGGTCGTCGTTGTCGCCAATGGTTGTTCTGTTACCGTTGATGCGGTGTTCGCCGTGGTTACCGGGGGCTACTACTACACGCACACTCTTGAAGTATGGTGCTAGTTGTGCAATTCCTTGCAGGATTAGGGCTACTGTGCCACGGATTTGTTCACGACGGTTGCCGTCGATCTCGTATGACTGGTTTGGGTAAATGACACAACCTTCTACCATGTCACCGCCACCAATGATTACTAGTTCGTCTAGTGCTCTACCGATTTTGCGTAGTTCTAGGATGCGCTCTTCGGCTTGGTTGAAGGCTCTGTGTAGTCGGGTGATTAGACCTTCGGTTCCGCCACCTTCTTTTTTAGCAAACTGCCAGTCGGCCCAGTCGAGAACGAATGTTGACGGCACACCATCTACAGGCTTTGGTGTTGCCTTAGAGCCTTGTGCGAGTTGCTTTAGCAATGCTACTGGGTCAATGTTTTCTACTGGCACACCTGTGCGCTTCTCCACAGAGAATGAGTAACTGTGCTTCCAAAGCATTTGCTCAAGGTCACGGCTCCAGTATTCTTTGTGTGACTCTCGCAACACTCCACGAATGGCAACCTTTTCAGGGTCGTGTCCAAACTTTGCAAGGATTGCTTCGTGTGAGATTCCTTCGAGTGCGTTGTCAATTAGCCCAGTATTCCAAACACCTTTGTCACCTGACCATTCTAGTGACTGTAGTTCTGTCTCTAGCATTTTCTTGTCAGTTGCTTGTGGCACAGTGATGCCCATGCAACGTGCTCGGTGTTTGTTTACGGTTGTGCGACCAATCTCGAAGTTGCTGGCAATCCAACGGCTTGAGTTGTTTAGTAGCGCATGTGATAAGTCTGCGTTAGGCAGCATGTCGCAAAGTTTACAGCTTTTTGGCAATGGTTCGCCCTTTCGTTTTTGTGACACATGAGCCACATGGTTTACACCCTAAGCCACACGGCTTCGGGTTTTGCACATCTTCGTATCTGGTAGTGCAGCAATTACATACTGTTGTCGTCATTGCTGTTGTTATCGTTGCTGTGGTTGTCGTTGCTTGTGTTTTTGTCTAGGTTGATTCTTTTAACCCATGCAGCACCGGCATCGCCACCCCAAGCGTCCCAAGCGACACGGCCTGGTGTTGGGAATCCTTTTTCACCAGAGTTGAATCCTGTTGCTTTTTTGTCAACGGTGTGTCGTGCAAAGTATGACTTCATTCTAGCAACAGTATCACGGCTTACCGATTCGCCAGAAGCCAACTGTGAAGCTCGACGACGACCTACGCTCGTAAACCCTGGACCGGCTTTGCCTTCTGAGATCCATTTCAGTGCTCGCTTTGCAGCGTTCTGCACACCTTGTGGTGGGTTGTAAGTGTTGTCTGCTGACTCTTTGAAGAAACCAAACTTTGATAGGAATGTTTCTTTCTTGCGGTCTTTTGGAAAGGTTCCACCCGGCTGTAGGTCTTGTGCAAGTGAGATTGCAACCATGTGGTCTACTGCTTGCTGTTTTGTTTTGTGGCAAGACTTTAGTTCGTATGCGCTGTTGACTGTTGCCCAGCCACTTTTGCATTTCGGGTGTTTGTTTGTGATGTAGTAAGGCATTAGAGTTCCTGTCCGTCAAATGTGACTTGGAGTTTTTGGTCTCGGCTGTAGAAGCCGTCGCCTTTGAAGGCGATTGGTGGTACAGTGTAGATTCTACGAAGCGGTTTAGTGCATTGCTCGTTTGGGCAATGTGTTACTTGTTGCGATTCGTGGATGCTACGAACTTCGTTATATTCCCATTCGCATTGGTCGCAACGATACTGGTATGTTGGCATTATTCCTCCGACCAACCAAGTTTTAGCGTTGGTAAATGTTTTTGATTTCTTAAGTAAATTATACCGTGGCGAATTGCGTCATTGGCGTGTGGTTTACCGGGCTGGTATAAGCCCATTCTTTTTAGCACATCATCGTCACAGAGTTTCTTCTGGCTTGGTGGCTGGTATGCCACTGTGCAGTCATGTGCGGCTTCTAGGGCGGCTAATGCGCCGATAACGTATGCTGGGGTGATATCTGCACCATGGACCCCTGGTCGTAGGATGAACGATTCACAGACTACAAAAGACCAGTCGTATCTGCCGTTGATGTCATACCATTTTATGAAGCCATCTAAGCCGTCAGTGATTTGTCCGAATCGCTCAACTATAGGCGCTTGTGTGCGCCCATAGTTGATGATTGCGAACCCTGTTGTGCCACCTGGGTCGAGTGATAGGAACTTCATCGTCTACGCAACTCGAGTGTTTGCCAGCACAGTTTGGCTAGGGGATCTCTACTGCCATTATCGTAACGATTTTTGTGAAACTCTAAAGCTTTCTCGTCTTCTTTCACTAAATCGAACTTGGCTTTTTTACTGAAAAGATCCATCGTTTTTCTTTCTACTAATAAGCCCTTGACTAATTCCTGTAATCCTTGACAACATGCGTTGCGATGTGCCATTGCTGGCAACATCTAGGACTAGTTTGTAGTCAACTTGGTTGATGCTTTTTGAAAAGATAATTGCTCGCATCTTTTCAAGGTCTGATGGGTTTACTTCTCCACCAGTTTTACTAATTTTTGGAATGATTTTACCGATACGAACATGGCTCATTCGGTATTTGCACAGTTTGGCGAGTTGCCTATTAGACATCACACCAAACCATGCAACTTCCTTTAGTAGTTGTTCAAACTCTTCTGGTGATAGTTTTTCTGCGTTATCTCTCATGCGAATTGCTAATGCTACAAACATTAGCGAGTCGTGTGGACTCATGCTACTACCTCCAAGAATGTCTTCTGATTTTCAACTACGGTTTTGATTCGTGCCTGTGACTTGAGGGCTTCTACCATCTCATCAAATTCACGTTTGCGTTTGTTTCCAAAACGCTTGTAGGCTTCTTCGTAACGCACACGACCACCTTTGTTGGTGACTAGTGCTTCGAGGTTGTCTACTTCTCGTTGCCATTCTGATTCGCTGATTGAGTCAGCCATGCGAACTAGGTTACGGAACCAGTCTTCGCTGTAGTGAATTGCAATCAACACATGGTCTACTTGCACTTCATCAGAACGGTCATACATTGCTAACAGGATTGCACATTTCCAAATGGATAGTGCAAGTCGTTGACGTGAAGGCTCGATTGAGTCTTCGTTTGGGTGACCTTCGGTGAATGTTCCCATGTCCCACTTGAACTTGTTGAATCGTTCTAGTGCTTCATCGGTCATTCGGACTGGGCGAGGGAATGGTGCGCCTTTTTTCTGCCAGTAGAGTGCACTGTCATAGATTGAGCGTACTAGTTCATCCATCTCGAAGTCTTGGTATGAGGCCACTTCGTCTTCTGCTTGCGATACTGCTTCTAGTTCGTAGGTTCTAGCAGGTGCGTCTGCAACAACATACAAGAATCGGGCTAGGAATCCTGAACGGAAGTAATCTACTGTCAGGATTTCTGATACTTTACTTGTAATTCCCATGAGGAACATGATGAAGTTGGTTTCTGCACGATCTGATTGAACGGCGGAACTAGCGTTTTTGCCACCTGTTGAACGAATTACTACTGGGACGTGTCCGTCGTAGAGTTCGGTGAACTGGTCTGCAGCTGTTGCCATGTAGGTTTTGGTAACGAACTCTTTGAACATACCTTGAACTTCGTCTCGGTGGAACAAGGAGGTCATTTTGTCTCGACCTGCAAGGTGTTTTACCAAACCTTCAGCGGTTACGTTTGAACCGATATCGATTTGGTAGCCAACAAATTTTTCGTATGAACGTAGCATGCGTAGCATGAGTTGGCGTGATGTTGATTTACGACTTAGGGTTGTTTCTCCTAAGACCATGAACCAAAGGTTTAGACCGAGTTTGCCATACTTTGGTGTGCCGTATCCGGTGTCGGAGAAGGCAGCTGAGAGCATGGTGAACGCTGAAGCGATCTGGTATTGCACTGCTCCGTCGGTCTTTTTTGCAGCCCAACCAACATACTTATCAATGAATGTTGGTCGCTGTTTTACGAAAGCACGTTCTTCTTCGTTTAGGAAGTCGATGTCTCTTTCAAATTCGGCTTGTGCTGCTAGTGGTTCGATGTTTGCTTCTGGTTGAATGTATGACTGTTGCGCTCTTAATACTTCACGCCATAGGTCGCCGTCTGCATCTAAGCGTTTTGCACGACTTGGTGAGTGGTATTTGTTGCACTTTGCATGTTTACAGATTACGAATACTTCGTCTGCTGTTAGACCTGCTCGGAACAGTTCCATTTCTAGTTTCCACAACATCTTTGACATGTCGGCTCCAGGGAATGGTTCTTCCATGTATAGGGCCATGATGTCTGCGTTTGCTGGAAGTTTAGCCAACACTGCCATAACCTCTGGGGTTTTTTCTGGTAGTGGTGTGGTGTCTACTTCTAGCACAGACTCGACTGTGATGTCTGAATATACTTTTTCAATTTCTTCAAGAGTATAAACAACACCTGTTGAGTATGCTGTAACGATTTGTTTGTTTGCGTATTTTTCGTTTGCTGTTTTTGGGATACGCAATAGTTTGGTTGGGTTCCAACCTGACAGGTCACAGCCTTGGTCTTTGTGTGCGTATGCGACACGCTTGGAGGCCATTGCGATGCGGTGTGGGTCGTATGAGTTGTCTAGCACCCAGTATGTGTGCCAGCGTCCTTCAGATGTTTTTACCACGATTGATGGTTGTAGTCTGAAGTTTTCTGGTGCACAAGTGTCTGCGTCTGCATATACGACTGCTACCGATTTTGCGTTTTCACGAATGCGACGCTGTTCATAGTAGACGATTGGTGAGAAGTAGACATCGTTTGATGCGTTCTTCTTTGAGTATTCGACCATGTCGTCGATTTCGTCTGGGTAGCTGAAAAACTTTTGCACTGTTGGGTTGCCGTGTGCGTCTTTGGTCACAATGGTTGCGTAGCCTGCACCGTTGCCATAGATTGTTTCGAGGAAGTCTACGATTTCCATTTTGCCCTTCTTTCTTTCTCCTTTTAATGTTACGTTGTGGAGCCACCTATCGGACTCGAACCGATAACATCCGCGTTACAAAGGCGGCGCTCTACCATTGGAGCTAAGGTGGCGTTGCTGGGATAGCAGGGCTCGAACCTGCGACATTTCGATTAACAGTCGAACACTCTGCCAGCTGAGTTATATCCCATTATGTTGCGTGCCTCGGTCAAGGATCGAACTTGACTGCATGGGAAAGGAGGGAACCCATGCTCCACCAGTGGAGGCTTGTGAGACAGTTTTAAGTCATGTCTCAGGACTGCCCATTCAGGTATTACCAGACGCTACCGGCAGGTGTTGCACCGATTGCAGCAAGGTTGTCTGCGGCTGAACCACCAGAGGTTGGGGCGTTGAAGCCTGCAACGTTGTTTGAAGCCTCGTACTGACCATCTGCTTCACGCACAGTGATGCGAGCAGTCAGTGCCTTGCCAAGCACTTCGTTAACCTCAGGAAGCTTAAACGCACCCTTGACTTCGTAACCTAGTGACTCGAAGAAAGACTGTGTCTTCCAGAAGTCGCCAGCCACATACAGTGGAATGTATGCGAAGAAGCGACGGTTTTCGTACTGACCTTCAGACACACGCAACTGTACGTTCCAACGTGGCTTACCAGCGTTAGCACCCGAGTTTACGGTCTCTGACTTGATGTCAAATACGGTTACAGAATAGTTGCCCTTTGGTACAGGCTGTAGGCTTTGACCAGAGTTTGATGCCGGTAGGTCTGCCGGAATGTTGAGAATGAGGTCGCTCATTATTTTACTTCTCCTAGTTCATTAATCTTGTCGATAATTTTCTTCATGGTTGGCTCATAAAGTTTTGGTGCTAAACCGAATCGGTTACCCGATACCAAACGGTCTGAGGACTGCAAGTTTAGCACACGCTTAACTCCGTCTTCGGTCTTCTCAGCAGTCATGTATCCGATGATGTCGGGGATTGCTGGAAGAGTGTTCTTGGCTGAACCTGGGAGCATTGGCATAACCTTTACTGCTCCTGTTTGTTCATCCTTTTCGTCCTGTGCATGTGCAATCAGGATTGCTAGGAATGGTGCTGAGTGAAGGGCTCGGACTGTTTTGTTTGTCCATTCTTTCAACTCGCCCCATTTACCAAACTTGTTGTTCTTGTTCTCTGGCTTTTCACCGAAGAACTTTTCTGCTCGGTCCATCGCTACACCAAGAGTGTCAATGATAACAGTCTTGTATTTGTGTTCGGTGGTGATTAGGCCCTCTAGGACCTGATCTAGTTGCTGGTGTGATTCTACGTTGATTACGTCAACGTCACGCCAGTCTCGTGCAATGGCTGATGCGCCACCTTCTACGTCAATTAGTAGCACAGGTGAGAGTGCTTCTACTTCGCTTGCTGATGCAGCGAGCCAAGTCTTGCCGTTCTTTGGGTCTCCGTAGAGAAGAATTGATTTTGGTGCATTTAGCTGGTCTGCCTTTTTAATGAATTTGGCAAAGGCTAATTCGGGGAAGTTTGTGTCACCCATTTTTATCATCCTTTTGTTTGTGTGTAATAGGTATAATAGCATACCATATTTGATTTATTCCCTGTTTTTAAATCTTTTTTAAAAACTTTTGTAACTTGTAAAGTTTGAAGATTGAGAAAAGTATGAAGCCCATTCCTGAGGTCCACAAAATAATCTTCAACCCTTCGGTTGATACTTCTTTAAATGCTAGTAAAAGTATAACACCAAAAACTACACGAAACACTGTAGATACTAGCGACACGCCGATAATTAATCTTTTTATATTCCCATGTTGCATTTAAAACAATCTCCATCCTGTTCAAACTTGTCAGGCCCAGCACCAGATTCAAGCATTGACCAGATCTTTTCCAATCGAGACCACATAGCCTCAGCTAAAGATTTGTCATACTCGAACGTGTGAGTCCAAATGTCGGCCTCTGTTGTGCCATCACGATTAATGAAAACCAAAGAACAACCATCAACCGGTGTCCCAGCCTTCTCCAAACCCCAAGCATACAACTGAACCTGTGCAATATATTTCTGCAAAGTATACACAGAAGCAGAATCTTTCGGCTCAACACCATTCTCCCAAGCGTCCAAAACCTTTTGAAGTTTCTTCATCTTGTCACGAGTGCTTGTCTTCCAGTCAATCAAATGACCAACATCAATCAATGCAAGGTCAGGTTTGCTACTGACTGTGCCATAGTTGGGAAGTTCACCAAGAATGATTTTCTTCTCAACTACAGCACCAGACAATTCAGGGAACTCAGCAACATCTGTTTTGCTAATCGCATCTTCAATGAACATGTGCGTTGCGGTTCCCAATTTTCCACCAAGCCAATATCTAAACTCTGCTTCTGGTTTACCCATCAGAGCCTTAGCAAGGTGATAAGTGCAAGGGTCGCTAATTTGACTTGCGCCAACTTTGCGTTGTTTATCACGGTCTGTTTTAAGTTTAAACAACCTAACGGTTAAATCTTTAACCTGCATATCGTGCAACATTTATTCTCCTAATTGTTGTGTTACTTAGAAAATCATTCCATCCTCGGAATTATTCCCATTCTCCATATAAACATATTTCTCATCAATGACGGTGAGGTTCTTATAAAAAGAAACACCACCCCAAATGCCATGCTCTTGTTCGCTTGCTACAGCAAAATCGTAACACAACTTCAACAACGGACAATCTGCACAGAGAGACTCAACATCATCAACTGTTAAAGGGTCAAGGTTGTGGCCTTCATAATCTGTGTAATAGTAAGGGTTGTTTAGACAAGGATACCAAGGCTCATCATTCATAGCCTCAGATAAAGCAGCCCATTGGCGGATTGCGTTACGACCAATGCCATAGTATTCAGGTTCGTATTTGTCGTTTGTGAAACCAGCCAATGAACAGCCTCCTTCTTAATGCTTATTTATGTTAACAAACTTTAACAAAATGTCAAGTTCTTCTTCGGGTGTTTTGTTTTCAATCACAAGATCAGCCTCAATTGTATCAAGTAAAATCTCAGATTCGTGACCATTGACAGGTTGAATTGCGTCTCGTTTCAAACGAATCACATAACCGCCCTTGTCCCAAATTGCTTCAGCCTCGTTCGGGTATCGAACATCAGCATACACAATATTCAGGTCAAGCAGTTCATCAGCTGTTGGCATTGCTTGGTCAATCCAAAATGTTTTACCAAACACTTTGCGACACATTGCACCAACACCTTGCAAACCGATACGGATGTGAATGTTGCCTCGCTTGGCAAGATCCCAACCATACATTTGAATTGCTTCACGATGCGAATCAGGTGCAACTTCGTAATATGCTTCACGAACTTTGTCAGCAAATGAACGCTTGTGAAACTTGTAAGGTTTAAGCAAATCTGCAAGCGTGTCCTTACCTACACCAGCATAGCCTGTAATTCCAATAATCATGCAATTCCCATTTCTTTTTTAACAAACTCCCACATGTCCATCTTCTCGTATGCGAGTTCTTTCTGAAGGTTCATAGTTGATTTGCGTCTACGCACAGGTAACCCTGCTTCACGGCGTAGCCGGTTCCGTTCTCTTTCCTTCAAGTGGTTGCGTCTGTTTTCTTCTTTAGCCTTTTCAGGATTCTCTCTACGCCATTTGGCTTTGTAGTGTCCTGCACAAAGCATCTTCGCTTGGACTGGTCTCTCACATTCTTCACACAAAACATTGTTCACTGGAATGTATGAGGTTGTTAACTTTGGCATCCGTGACCTCCTGTCTTGTTTGTAGTGTTTGTTGCACATGCCTTTAGCGAGAACTTTACTTGTGCAGTCTTGTTTTCTGCACAGTTGCATGATTAGTCTGCCCTACCTCGTTCAATAAACTTAATAGCAGTCTCAATACCATCAATATAAGACTTTGAAAAACCTTCCTTCTCAGCCTCATCACGAGCCCAATACAAAGCCTTCAACGCCGAATCCTCACGCTGACGAGCACCAATCTTCATACCCTCCAACAAAATCTGCTTCTGACCCTCAGACATGAGGTCAATATCTTCCTTAGTCAACACTTGTTCCTTCCATTCCACGCAAACTTGCGTTCATTGCCAACTGGTCTGTTACCAACTTAGATAACTGACCTTCATCATATGTGCCTTCAGCAATAATGTCAAACGACATCACGCTTTTCTTCTGACCTTGACGGTCCAAACGACCTGCTGCTTGCTCATTCAGTAAACGGTTATCATCTTTAGACAACCATACTACAGTAGAGCATACCTCCTGCAAACCATCAGTTCCCTCTCCAATTGCTGCAATGACAGCAACGACTGCCTGTATTTTTCCTGCAATAAATGCTTCCAACGCGTTATCTCTTTCGTGCTGAGACTTCGCACCTGACCATTCAAAAGCAGAGATTCCAGCGTTCTCCAAACGAGAAGTGACGACAGCGGCAAACTTTTGTGAATGAGTGAGAATAAGCAAAGGTTCGCCATCTGGTAAGTCACCAATGATTGAAAATAATTCATCAATCTTCGAGGACTTGCAATCATTCGCAAACGAAACAACTCCATCACCGTCAACAGTAGGGACACCGAGAGTAATCTGACGTAAGCGTATACGAGTAGCAATGGGGACTTCTGCCACCATTGGGTTACCTTCAAGCCAAACAATTAGATCCTTCTCCATCTTTTTATAAATGCGTTTCTGTTCAGCAGACAACTCAACTGTGCGCTCTTCAACTTGCATAGCCGGAAGGTCAGCGTCCATCCCCTCAGGGTGAACATCACAACACTTGTCACGCTTAAGGTGACGAACATAGCAAGGCAAAGAAGCAACAATACCACCAGCGTTACGCTCGCCTGAAACAATCTTGCCAGCAAACGGGTCAAACTTTGTAACACAATAATCATCAACCCACTTCCAAAAACTCTTACCAGCAACCTCAGGATGAACCCAACGAATCACTGACCAAAAACCTTCAATCTTATTACCGGCAATTGTGCCAGACAAACCAATGCGACGCTCTGCTTTTAGAGTATGCAACATGGTTGCTGTTTTGCTTTTACGATTAGACGCACGATGCACCTCATCAAAAATAGCCAACTCTGGTTTGCAAGCAGCCCAATGGAACTTGCGGAAAAACTCTGGCCCAACCAAATACCAACCAGCAACATTGTTGTGCAAGTCAACAAAAGCCTGCTGACCATCTTTTGTGCTGTTGATGTAACGCACAGAAGCATCAGGGATCTGGCGAACAATCGTCTTCTCCCAGGCGCGTTTGTGTGTGCCTTTAGGTGCAATAACAAGATTAGTTTTAGAACCGACACGCTTTGCCACTTCAATAGCAATAAGGGTTTTACCGCCACCTACTTGTGTAGCAACAATACCTGTGCCATTGTTAGCAACAATGCGTTGAATGTCCGTCTCCTGATAAGGATACGGTTTCAGCATTGAATCTACCAACCGATATTCTCCCAATCTGCGTCAGGATAAAGTTCCTTAGCCGACAATCTAAAATCTTCAAAGTCGTAAAAGTATTTGGTTTTCTCACCAAACAAACCACCATCAGCCCACACTTCAAAACTACTAGAATCCACAGGGTGAATACCAACAGCAATGCTTGTGTCCTCTGTTACCTCATGCAACTGAATCCTATGAATCTCGGCTTCCTCATTGAGGCTATCAAAGTCTATGAATCCTTCATTGTTGTTATCGAAATCATCTTCAAAATATGTCATTACATCTCCTTATAAAGTCTATCTTCGTAGCGGTTATACGCTTCGTGTTGTGTGTAAATGTCTGTGCTTAGAAAATCTGGTGTGGCTTCTATTGGGGGTGTCCAGTTTTTTGTCTGGACAGCCCCCAACAGGATAGAAACAACAGGAATACTAATCACCGTAACCAAGAAAACGGTGACTAAAACCATCCTAGTTGTTCCACGCAATCTGCCGAATAACTTCTTCAGCAAGCCCATTGCGATAGGTTTGAGGGACAATAAATTCGTCCCCATCAATGAACATCAAATCGTCACCAGACAACTTGACCTCTGCAGAACCAGAAATGTTACCGGCCCCAACATTGTGCAGAGATAGTTTCCAAATACCCATTTCAGCATTGACTGAAGAGAGACTAAACTTTGTGCTCACTTGGTCAACATGAGGGATACCCTCATTGGCTGTGTTCAGGATGTCTTGGATGGTTCGGTAATTGGTTGTGCCAATAGCCTTACCTATTTGTGTTCGTGGCACACCAGCCTCATCAGCCAGTCTAACAGCCACATCACGATCAATACGGTAAGAGGATACACGCTCTTCAAGTTCTGCTTTCAGTTCCGCCTCAATGGTGGCCCGAGCAATAGTGTATGTGAGGTGTTTCTCTTGAACCGCATCAAGTGTTGCTTTAGCATGTGATGAAAGTTTAGTCATTTACCGCACCCAACAGACGGAACGAAATGTCAACATTTGGAAACTCGTCAACAAAGGAAGCCATGCTTGCAACAGTTAGTTTCATGGTTTCAAACGAAACAATTGCTTCCTGTTGGTCTGCGTCGCTACCGTCAACATAACCCCAATCAGATTTGATGTTCGATAGTTCGTTCTCTGAAGTTAGCACAGAGGTTGCACCGTCAAGAAACACTGACATGATTTTGCCCATGTCTCGATAGTCGGCAGTCATTTTCAATTCGTATGTGTTCATATTTTCTCCTAAATAGTTTGTGTATAAAGTATAAGTCTATACCTTATTGTTTTATTCCTAAAGTCCTGTAATTCTTCCAACAGAATTATACAAAACTTCCTCAAGTGCATCATCAATAGCAACCGTAACCATGTCGCTCAAATACTCTTCGACAAGGATACGCACATCATTCCATTGTTCATCAGAAAGTTCAGGGTTTTTATAATTAGCGTCCTCAACATCTTCACGAGAAACAATACGGTAAATGATACGGTCATCATCATCATACTGTGATTCAAGAAAGTTTTTCAAATCACGAACAAACATTAGCGTCTCCTCTTGTCAGGTAGTGGAAAGAAACCAAACACATCCATAGTCAAATCGTTTGGTGTGCCAAAATATTTGCCCTCAGGTGTGTAATCTTCCATAACTTTGAACATGTAATCAGTGTAATCGTCTAGTGTTTCAGCCGGTAATGGCATGCGGTGTGCAATGTCATTCATTCGACAGTATGCGGTAAAGTTTTTTACCAAAACGATCTCGTCTAAAGAACCGACACTAACAACCCATTTGAACCTTGACCAGTTCGACATTACTTTTTCTCCTCAAATTCTTGGTTGCCTTCACAAAGTTGGCAGAACGGTGTGCAATCAAAAGCCCCTTCATGATTCGGGCAAACAATTGTAGTAGTGGCTCGGTTGCTACGGAAGCAACCCTGTCGAGACCATCAATTTCAACTTCCCAGCAATCATCTAACCAGAAATCTCCACCATCTGCAACATAAGAAGCCAAGTCTGAATCAGCCGCACTGTCAAACTCTTCCTCAGACCACTCCTGCATACCAAAAACATTGAAAACGATCTCAGCATAGTCGCTTTGGAAACGGTAAGCAAAAGCCTTGTCAGGATTCCAATCACTCATTAGATAATCTCCTTTGCGTTGTCAAGTTCAATCTCATAACCTTTGTCTTTGAAGTTGAATCGAGGCAAAATGTCGCCCATCAAACCATTTCCGTCACGCACATCTTCAAGCATTTCATCAGCCTCAGCCTGTGACCGCCTCAAAGAAACCTTTGAAAGTGTAAGTTTCTGAATACCAAAACTCAAAAGTTGCCATTAGATAATCTCCTTATCGTCTGCTACTAGGAAGCCATTTGACTTCCCCATGTTTAGTGTAATTAGTTTGCTCACCATTGTCAATGGTTTCAACATCTGGTAACTCTGCCAAAGTGTCAGCCAAAGTTTGCGGAATCGCTTTCGCAAGAACATAAAAAGGTTCAAGCCCAATAAAGAAATCAGTTCCCCAATCCACTTGTGGAAAGTCTGGCATAATTGCTCGGCTCTCAGCAAGTGTTAGAGTAAACCCTTGAAAGTATGTTCTAGTCGAAGTGCCGTTATCCATTAGCATGTAAACACTTGGTTGAATACAAACAGTTTCATCCAACGGATTCATGTCATCTTTGTAAAACACATTCAGACTATACTCTTTTAGAATTGCAAACATTACGCCTCCTCAATTTCTTCAATAATGAAACCATCATTTACAATCGCATACTCCAAATCGTATCCTGCACGATTAGCGAACATGCTAATTGCTTGACGGTAATTCTTTGCACGAACAATCACAATGTTGTTCTTCTTCACAATCACCATTATCGGTCACACCGTCCACAGTTGCACTCGTGTGCAGGTTGGGCAGGCTCAACAGGTTGTGTAGTTTGTGCAGGTTGTGGGCTGTCAAGGTCTTCACGAGCAAACACAGTGCGTTCAAAAGTAGATGTTCCCCAAGTAAGGTCATGGCCCATGCTAATCGCTTCGATCTCCACAGTAGTGCCGTGGTGTTCACCATTATCCCAATCACGAACACGCAAATCACCAGTCACAATAATGCGGTCACCTTTGCTAACAGAACCGGCAGAGTTGATAGCAAGCGTTTTGAAAGCAGTCACAGTGAACCAGTTAGTGTCGCCCTCAACCCAGCGGTTGCGTGTGCTATCGAAACGGCGTTCACTTGACGCTAAACGGAACGAAGTAATTGGTAAACCCTCTTGGGTCACAAGGTGGCGTGGTGTTGTAGCAACAAGACCCGAAACTGTAAAACTCATAATGTTCTCCTAATTGTTTGTTAGATGTTCTGAACCACATTCGGTGCAAAACTCTAAATCTTTGATACTAGTAATTGTGGCACACTCTGTGCAAATTGTCAACACTATTCTGAAACTTTTTTTACAAAAGAATAATGTTGTGCAGTCAACAACCACAGACTGATACAAATCATGAAAGCAACACCAAAGTCACCAACACGACCAGCAATCATAGGGTCAGGTTTGTTTGCGTAAAACAAAACATTCGACTGAACAAACCCCACAAAGGTAATAGCACTAGTGAATGATAGTGCCGAATAGATTAGTGTTTTCATTATTTGTTTCTCCTTTCAAAGTCGTCCATTGCTGAACGCATAGCCAATTCAAACTGTGCGCATTGTGTGTAAGGCAACGCTTCAACCTCTGCAGGTGTCATGTAGTAGAAGTATTCACAATACAAAGACTTGTGTTCGCCACCGCCAACAAACGAGTTGTCAATAGCCCACTGTTTTGCTTTCATCTTAGAGGTGAACACTGCAACAGGGGTGAAACCGTCGTTGGTGTAAACACCAACCGCTTTTACTTTTCTCATCTGAGGCTCCTTTTATGTTTAGTGAATAGGTGTGAATGTGTCTGTTGCTATTAGTCTATGTCATTTTGTGGAACTTCGCAAGTGTTTGGAACACTTTTTTTGATTTTGTTATGAACACGAACAGTGAACTCGATAGCCAAATCTTGGTTGTTAGCAACAAGAGTAAGAATGTCAAACCAACACGCTTCGTAAGTTGTGCGTAGTGGGAAAGGCTCGATCTCGTTAGCAGGGGTGAAACAGTATTCAATAACTTCGACTTGCTCTTTGCCACGAGTTTGCCAAGTGGTAATGGTTTGAATGTCGCCAATTAGCATAGAACCAAGTCGAATGTCGTCAGCCCATTCGTTGCGTCGAATTGAGAAAACTCCAACAAGGTTTCTGCCGTCAACTGCAGGTGGCAAAGTAATCATTTCAATCTCCTAAAAGTGTAGTCAAATATGTAATCAGTGTAATCAAATATGGTGTTTGTAATCAAATGTGTAATTGCTATTGTGCTATGTGCTATTTTATTTTACTGCAGAAATAGTATTTTTTTATGTAAAAAATGTAGTGTTTCTAAATGTCGTGTTTTTGGTAGGGGGTGAAAGTAATCAAATATGTATCAAAAATTAGGGAAAATGATACATATTTGATTACAAGTAGGGGGTTTTATGTGTATGTATATATATATAGATTATATATTATAATACTATTTATATAAATAGTGCAGATGGAGAGAGCAACAAAAAAAACACGCTACTCCCACATGCCATAAACACCACCATAAAAATTACGATTCAACCCAGAATTGAACTGATACTGAACACCATCCTGCCACGGATGAGTCTCACCATCATGCTCAATATAACCCCACTGGAACAAATCCTCCACAGTCCCAACATACGAACCCTCCCTATCAAAATACTCACCAAAACAATTAGCCGACAAACCCTCAACCTGAGGAAAATCCTCATCAACAAACTCATCACCAGCCAACTCCCACGAAGCAGGAACCTCAACCTCACCAAAAGCAGACTCATACGAAGACCAACCACCAGTAGACTTAGGCTGAGAAGCCTTAGAATGCCCACCAGAAGTCATAGCACGATAAGAACCATACGAATACCACGCCGTGTCTTGGAACTTCGGGTCAGTCTCAGGAAGCGTCTCAACAGAATCCAAACGCCCACCACGAACAACCAACAAAGTGCGCTCAGGAACAGTCTCAATAAACACCGGCTTCACACCAGCACGCTTTAGCGCATTCAGAAGAATACTCTCAGTCGAAGCAAACACAAACGAGCCACACTTCAACTGTGCAATCACCAAAGGAGAATGACTAATACGAGCAACCTTCAACACGCCACGATCTTCCTCATCCAACCACGCAACAGAAGCGTCGCCGTCCAACATAGAAAACTTATTAGTATCACGGTCAAACTGCTCAAGGATAGCAGGAACAACCGCCGTGTCAACCTCAGGCAACTTAGCAGACAACTCAGAACGAACAAGGTCATGATTATAAATCACACCATTGTGAACAAGGCTAATCGACTTGTCAGGCGACTGAACAGGGTGATTGTTAGCCATGTCCCGAATCGTGCCATGAGTGGCATAGCGGGTGTGAAGAATCACATTCGTAGCACCCTTAGACATGCCCCTAAGAGGCAATTTAGAACCTGCCGTGTCCTGCTTGAAAAAACCAGCACCAGACTTAGACTGGTAAGCGTAGCCTGAAGCCTGATTGCCACGCACATCCATTTCGGTAAGGAGAGCGTTTGCAAGTTTGCGAGGGTTCAACTTTGAACCGTTTGATAGAGAAAAACCGCCAATTCCACACATAGTATCGTGCCTACTTTCTTTTGTTGTGTTGCGTTATGTTATAAAGTCTAATTGTTTATGAAGTGTTTGTCAAGTGTTTTTTGAAAAAAAGTTTATGATTCACAATCGTGTCCGTAAAACCACTCCTGTGCCTCAATATCAATACGGATATCGAAAACCCTGAAACATTCTTGGCATTTGTAGTAGTAGTTCATGACTTTCTCCTTTTGTTTTGTCCTTGTCTGATAAGTATGACATGGTTGTGTCGTGTTGTCAAGTTGTTTTGGGGTTTTTTGTGGAATGTTTTTGTGGAAGTTGCCCCCAAATTTCAAGATTATAACATCTCAACATGATCTTGTCAAGTATTTGTTTGGAAAAACCCCCCAAAATCCGCCCCGCCCCAATCTCAACACAATCTCATAGCAAACCAGCAAGGGGTGGTGGGTGGGGCCCCCAAGCAGCAAAGCATCAAATAACCCCTACAGCAGGGGACAAGCCCCCGCTAACGGGGTTATAATCGCTTCGCTACCACGAAGGCACTCGCATCCGCTCGACCTTCGCTAGGACGGGCTAACGCCCGACAGAATTATTCAAGGCATGAAGCCTTACACCCTTTTTGCACCGCCCAAGGCGGTGAAACAAAAACCAAAACCAAAACCAGAAAAGGCATGGCTTAGTCGCCATGCACATTTCCATTGGGGGAATCCATCCCCCAAACCCCCTCGAAACTGGGGAGGACCCCAGCCCCCCACTGGTGGCAAAAACCCGAAAACCTTTACTGAACACTCCCCAAGCCTAATGGCTTTATAGGGGAGTGTTGCGCCCGAATTTTTTGGACAAGTCCAAATTGGACAAAAAAAGTTTGTCCAATTTTCCCGACACGCCGAAACAGGGTTGCGAAACAAACCCAAACCGATTAGGCTTGCCGTAGGCAAACCACACGGCGAGCCACACCAAAATTAGGAGCCACAAAATGAACGCAATTCAAAACGCCGAAACCATGCAAAAATTCGTTGACTGGGCAACACGCCAACCAGATACCGACTGCCGACGCTGGTCCTACGAAATCGAGTGTTCAACAATCGGCACATACGCCAGCGAACTCCAAGACGCAGGTTTCACCACCCACTACGACGCAAGCGTTGACAGCGACGGTTGCGAGTGCAGTTGCGACATCTGCGACCACAAATGCAACTGCCCAAACTGCGATACCGACGAGGACAGCCATTGCGACGAGTGCCAGCACACCGAAGCAGCACCAAAAGATTATGACCCAGTGCTAACCACCCACGACACCAAACGCCTCGACACCGTCAGAAACACCCTAGGCGACGCCTATTGCGGAAGCGACACAGGCAACCACATTCATGTCAACGCCAGCGACCTAACCGCCCCACAGGTTGCCAACACCCTTAGAATCTGGCGAGCAATCGAACCCAAAATTATCGAACTAATCGGGCGTGAAACCACCTCATACGCCAGCCACATCAGCGACAGCAACATTCGGGACACCGCAAGCGGACAAATCAGCGAACGCTACCTAGCCGTCAATGCTCAAGGAATCCTGCACCACCTCGCAGGAATCCGAGCAAAAACAACAATCGAATTCCGCCAATTCGCAGGAACAACAAACGCCGACCTAATTGTTGCCCGAGGTTTCCTATGCCGAGCAATCGTCGAACATGTCGCAAAAAACCGCCCACTGTATTGGCTACTAAACGCACAAAGCGCCAGCCAAGTCCTAAACGAGTTAGGTTTCAGAATCTAACCCACCACCCAAAGCAGACCCCCGAGCAATCGGGGGTTTCGCTTTACCCAAAGCGGTTGCCCCGCCGGGTTGCCAAGCTTGTTCCAGGTTCATGGATCAGACTCCGCTACGCTCCGCTAGGTCCATGCCCCTACGGGGACGCTTGGCACAAGCGCAACAACCCGACAACCGACAAACCGCCGTCGCCCTGCAAATCAAAGATTTGCACCCCGACACCCCACCCAAAAAGCGGCGCTCGCTACGCTCGCACACAAACCCTCTTTATGTCGCACACACGCCAACCAAACGAATACCCGACACTAAAGAAATCCTTTTATAACCAAAAACCAGAAAGTGGTAAGGCTTCCACACCCACATGCAGTTTGTAAACCTTTTGAACTTTTTTGACCTATCCTCCACACCACCTCATGATAGGATGTGTTTATGGAAGCTCGTATTTTGGTTAATGTGGATGGTTTTGCTACGTCTGTGATTTCGTTGGATTTGGTTGACCCGGCTGATGCCTCGTCTGCGGTTGAGGTTTGGTGTGCTCGGTTTACTGAGGAGGCGCATCCGTCTGAGGTTGTTGCTGAGGTTTATTTTGAGATGGATGCTTTTGATTATGAGTTGTGGGATTTGGTGAATTGTGCGTTGGAGGCGTATCATGCCGAGGTTGTCTGATTTTGATACGGCTGGGTGGTCTCAGGCTCAGAAGATGTTGCTTGCACTTAATCTTATGAAACGTCCGGGTGAGATTGTTTCTAAGCCGAAACGTGTTTCTAAAAATTTTTTGCGTTAGTTTTTGATTGTTTTTGAAAGGGCTTGTATGTCTCGTGGTTTAACTGATCCTTTTGTGGATGATTCGGAAGAGGGATTGCCGTCTTCTAATGAGGATATTATGGGGGTTGTGGTGTCTTTGTTTATGTTGGTTGAGGGTTTGCATCAGCGTTTGGATTTGATGGGTGTGCCTGTTGTGCAACCGTTTGAGGAGGATTCGGTTGAGTAAGGATGTTTCGCTTCTTGATGAGACCCTTATTAGACTTGCTGCTTCTGGTAAGTCTGGGGATGAGATGCAGGCTTTGACTGGTGTTCCTGCTGCACAGGCTGTGCAACATGTGAAGGGGTTGATGGCGAAGCGTGATGTGTGGTCTGAGCATGAGCGTCAGCAGTTGTTGTTGCATGAGTTGAATGAGTTGAAGGATTCGTTGACTCAGAATGCTGTGGATTTTAAGGATTTGGATTCGGCTCGTTTGTTGTTGAAGACCCTTGAGTTGATTGGTAAGCGCCTTGATGCTCAACAGTTGACTTTGGATGCTGATGTTTTGAAACTGTCTGAGTTTCAGCAGAGGGTTTTGTTTAATGCTTTGGATGCGGCTTTGCAGTTTGCGAAGAAGGAGTTGAGGGAGCGTTATCCTTTGGTTTCGTCTGATGAGTTGGATGAGATTGTGACTGAGGGTTTGTTGTTGGCTAAGTATGAGTTGATTGCTGAGACTGAGAATGTTGGATAATGTTTTGGATGGTGTGATTGCTGATTTGCGTCGGCGGTCTAAAAATTCGCTTTATTTAACTGACCCTGCTTTGTGGGCTAAGGAGGTGTTGGGTAAGGATTTGTGGTCTAAGCAGCGTGAGATTGCACAGTCTGTGGTTGAGAATACGCACACGGCTGTGGTGTCTTGTAATGGTGCTGGTAAGTCTGGCCTTGCAGGCATTTTGGCTGTTTGGTGGGTTGCTACTCATGATCCTCGTGATGTTGCTGTGATTTGTTCTGCACCAACTTATGTGCAGATTGCTCGTGTTTTGTTTACTGAGATTAAAACTAATTTTGATTTGGCTAAGGGTAATGGTGTGACTTTGCCTGGGTCGATTAATCAGTCTCAGGAGTGGAAGTTGGATGATGGTTATGTGATGGCTTGGGGTCGTCGTCCTGCTGATAAGGATTTGGTTTCTTCCTTTCAGGGTATTCACCGCCGTTATGTGATGGTTATTTTGGATGAGGCTGGTGGTATTCCTGAGGATTTGTATACGGCTACTGAAGCGGTTACTAACACTGAGGGTGCCCGTGTTTTGGCGATTGGTAACCCAGACCAGAGGGGTACGCCTTTTCATAAAATTTTTAGAGATGATCCTACTTGGCATAAGATTAAAATTTCGGCGTTTGATACACCAAATTTTACTGATGAAAAGAATGAGGTTCAGCCTGAGTTGTTGCCTTTGTTGATTCAACCTGCTTGGGTTGAGCGTCAGAAAATTTCTTGGGGTGAGGATTCTGCTCGGTATAAGTCTAAGATTTTGGCTGAGTTTCCTGACGAGGACGATACGGCGTTTTATTCTCAAACAGCTTTGGATAAGGCTATTGATGCTGAGGTTGTGGAGGATGAAGAGGTTAAGGTTGTGATGGGTGTGGACTTGGCCCGGTTTGGTGAGGATGATTCTGTCATTTACATTAACCGTGGTGGTCGTTTGCGTAAGTATGCTTCTTGGTCTAAAGCTTCTGCTTTGGAGTCTGCTAACCGTGTGCATCAGGCTGCTCTTGAACTGGGTTGTCGTGAGGTTCGTGTGGATGGTGCGGGCCTTGGTGGCCCTGTTGTGGACCAGTTGGCGGCTATGGGTGAGGGTAAGTATACTGTCATTTCGATGTTGGGTTCGGCTTCTTCTCCTGATAAGACTCGTTGGTTTAATGCTCGTGCTTATAATTTTGATTCTTTGCGTGAGCAAATGTTGGCTGGTTTGATTGATATTGACCCTGATGATAGTAAACTTCTTGAAGAGTTGATGATGTTGCGGTATAAGTTTGCTGGTTCTGGTGCGATTCAGATTGAATCGAAAGATGATATGCGTTCTCGTGGTGTGAAATCTCCTGACAATTTGGATGCTGCCGTGTATGCGTCGGTTAATTTGGATTCTTTGTTTAATTCTCCGCATGCTGGGCGTAGTGTTGGTGATGTTATTTCGATGGATCCTGCTACTTTGGGTAATGATTTTGCTTTGTATGATGCTTGGACATGGTAGAATAGGTGTAATAACACTTATTTAAGGACTTTTTCATGGATTCTCAGCAACTTTCTGAGGTTTTACAGGCACAAATCGCTGAAAATGAGCTTCTTCGGGAGTCTTACAGCTCTATGGCTCAAGCTGTTTTGGCTTTTGATGACAAGGGTTGGAACACTATCAACTCGACCACTGATGGTTTTGAGTTGACTGAGTTGCAGGATGCTGCTGCTCGTATTCGTGAAACTTCTGACGGTAACCCTCTTCTTAAGCGTGGTTCTGGTCTTCGCACTTCGTACATTTTTGGTCGTGGTGTTGCTTTTGGTGATTTGCAGCCTCGTTTTCAGAAGTTCATTGATGAGCCACAGAATCAGAATGTTTTGTTTTCACCAGAGGCACAGGTTATTAATGAACGTAGCCATTTCACTGATGGTCAGTTCTTTGTTTTGGGTGATGTGAAGACTAAGTTGTTTAAGCGTGTGCCTTTTGGTCAGATTACTGGTATTGTTACTGACCCTGACGATGCTGAGGTTGTGCGTTATTTCCGCCGTACTTGGACTCGTAAAGAGCAGGATTTGGCTACTGGTGCTGCTAAGGATACTGTTATGAATGTTTGGTATCCTGCTGACACTTATGTGCCTGAGGGTCGTTATGCTTCGTCTATTAGCAAGCAACCTGTTGATGCTAACTCTTTCATGTTTGCTTCTCATGTGAACCGTCGTGCTGGTGTTGTGTGGGGTGTTCCTGATGCTTTGGCTGCTATGCCATGGGCTCACGCATATAACGAGTTCCTAAAAGATGGTTCTCGCATGTTGAAGGCTTTGGCAATGTTTGCTTGGCAGTTGAAGTCTAAGACTAAAGCTGGTGCTACTGCTGCTGCTGCTTCGATTGCTACACCGTCTACTGCTGGTGCTACAGCCGTTATGGGTGACGGTATGGAGTTGTCTGCTATGCCAAAGTCTGGTTCTGGTGTTGACTTGGGTAATGGTCGTGCGTTGGCTTCTATGGTTGCTTCTGCTTTGGAAGTTTCTATTGTGGCTTTGCTTTCTGACCCTGGTTCTTCAGGCGCTTATGGTACTGCACAGACTTTGGATGTGCCTACTGTTAAAGCTATGGAAGCTCGTCAACATGTTTGGACTTTGTTCTACAAGCGTGTGCTTAACTTTATGGGTGCTAAGGGCACTAGTGTTAACTGGCCTAAGATTGAAACTGAAGCTTCTCAGCGTGTGATGCAGTCTTTGGCTTTGGCTAAGGAAACTAACGCCATTTGGGATGACGAGTATCGTGCTTCTGTGCTTGAAACTTTGGACATTCCAAAAATGCACCCGACTGGTCCTTCATCTGACACTTCTGCTTCGACTGGTTCTTCTCCTATTCCTTCACAGGGTAACAGTGGTGCTGTTGGTTCTATGCAAACTAATGCTAACGACTTGAAAGCACAGGACGCTAAACCAACTGCTTAACATTGTTTGCATGTGTGCTACAATAATGTGAAGAAGATAACTTATTCGGAGAGTTTTGCATGGCTATTACGCTAAATGAAAACATGGGCCTTACCCTTGCCCCGTCGTTGGGCAACAAGTGGCGTGTTAAGGTTATCGAAAGCGGTTGGGGTTCATCAGGTTATTACAGTGCCGACGTTTTGGCAGCCTATGGTCCGACTGTTTTCAAAAAGGGAACTAAGGTTTTTATGAACCACCCTTCAATTTCTGAGGCAGGGGACCGTCCAGAACGTGACGTTCACCAACTTGCTGGTAAGCTTGTTTCAGATGCAATTTTTGCCGAAAATGGTTTGGTTGCAGATATCGAATTTTATTCCCACTATGCTCCGATTATTCGTGAGATGGCTGGGGATGTAGGTTTGTCAATCCATGCTCTTGGTGAAGCCAAGATTGGTGAGGCAGAGGGCCGACAAGGGCCAATCATCGAAACACTTGTGGCAGATCCGCTAACAAGTGTCGATGTTGTCACTGTAGCTGGGGCTGGAGGCAAGTTTTTGTCTCTGCTTGAGAGCTACACCAGAAAAGATGAGGACGCTGTTTTGGCAGAGTCTTCTTCGGAAGGAAATGAAAGCATGATTACTAAGGAAGAGTTCGATGCAGCGATTGCTGACATCAAAGCTACCTTTGTTGAAGCTATCAGCCCTCTGCGCGAATCGGTTTCGGTTCTTGTAGAGTCTGCAACTCCTGCCGAAGCCGAGGAGGATGCAGCAGTTGAAGCTGACGCAGCCGACGAGGTCGAAGCAGTTGACCCTGTAGACGTTGCTGTTAAGTTCAACGAATCTGGTCTTCCAGCTCTAGCTATCAGCCGTGTTGCTGAGTCGCTAAAGTCTGAGACCAACATCAAGACTGTTGACGAGCTTATTGCAGATGAGAAGGCTTACCTTGCATCTGTTCGTGAGTCAGCTCCTGCTGCCCCAGCATCAACCGACAACGTCGGCTTTGTGCAGGAATCAGCTAAAATCACCCACGCTGATGCACTAGACGCTATCGTCTCTGGCATCTCAAAGAAGTAAGGAAAGTAAATGGCTCTTAACGAGATTTACAAAGACGGCAATGAGCTAGTCCTTCCTGTTGCAAGCACCGTTAACTCTGGTGACCTTGTTCAGGTTGGTCAGATTGTTGGCCTAGCACAGCGTGACGCTGCTGTTGGCGAAGATGGTAACTACTACACCACTCTTAAGCTAAATGGCGTTGTCAAGCTTTCAACATCAGTTGCAATCACTGTAGGCGCAGCTGTCTACATGACTTCAGCTGGCGTTATCAACGTTACTGCTTCAGGTAACAAGTTCATTGGTCACGCTGTGACTGCTAAGTCTGGCACCTCAGCTGGCGACATTTATGTCCGTCTAGTTGCTGCTGCTGCGTAAGGATAGGTAAAAATGTCTGAAATTATTACTCAGCGTAACGTAGAGGCTGCAAAGCTTCTCGAAGGTGCCCTAAGCGGCGACCGCATGGACAAGCTTAAGCTTCAGGAAGGTATCAGCACTTCTGACCTACCTGTGCAGCTTACTCCAGCAATCAACAAGATCCTTCTTCGTAACTACGAGGCTGCTCCAAAGGTTTGGGACCGTTTCGCATCGAAGCTTGTTCTTGACGACTTCCGTCCACAGACTTACCTAAACCTCGCTTACGAGGATGAGGGCAAGGGCAACGCAGGCGATGTTTACCGTGATGGTTCACTTCCAACTGTTGGCGAGTATGACGAGTACCCAACTGCTGGTTTCTTCGCAGCTACTGAGCAGTCAGTTCAGCTAAAGAAGGCCGGTCAGCGTATCCGTTTCTCATGGGAAGCTATCGTTAACGACGGCAACGTTGGTCTACTTGAGCGTCTACCTCAGGAGCTTGCTCTTAAGGCTGCCGGCAAGGAAGATGAAGAAGTTACCAAGCAGCTTGTTGCTGTTGCTGGTCTAAACACCGCTAACTTCAACTCAACCAACCAGAACCTTTACTCAGGTAACGGTGCTTTGACTCTTGAGAACCTTGAGCTTGCAATCCAGGCTGCTAACTTGCAGACCTACAACGGTAAGCCTGTTACTCCTGTTTCAAAGTTTGCTCTTGTTATCCCTGCGGCTCTTGAGCTAACTGCTCGCAAGATTCTTGCAACTCAGACCGTTCAGGTTGACACTGTTGTTGGCGACGTAACCACTCGTACCATCTCAGGCAACCCAATCGGTTCACAGGTTGAGATTGTTGTTAACCCTTGGATTAAGAAGATCAACGGTTCTGCAGACGCTTTCTGGTTCCTAATTCCAGTTCCGACTGCAACCTTGAACCCTTCAGTTGCTCTTGGTTTCCTTCGTGGTTACGAGACTCCTGAGCTTCGCATCAAGATGAACGGTGGAACCTTCCTTGGTGGAGGCGACGTTCCTGCTCGCGATGGTTCATTCGACAACGACGACTTCGAGATGCGTATTCGTCACATTGCTACTGGTGGTTTCTTGGTTCCTGCTGGTACCATGGCATCAACTGGTGCAGGCGCTTAATAAGCTCCAAATTGGAAAGCCCCCACTTCGGTGGGGGTTTTCTTTTACCCTGTGCTATAATTGCAGGGTAGGTTTCTCCTGCCTACTGTGTGTTGTGTTCACATAGAAATGCCCTGTTGAGCTTTTGTTCCAGGGCATTTCTTTTTCTCTAAGGTATAATTGGGGTATCATGATTATTTTTCCAGATAGCAATCTACCTGCCCAGTCTCAGGAGTGGGGCGATAAGGTTGAGCTTGAGATTAAGAAGCTCGAGAAACGCCCTATGGGTGGTGGCGGAGGCGACTCTGGCACTGGTGGTGGAACTGTTGGTCCTCAGGGTCCTGCGGGTCCTCAAGGTCCTGAAGGTCCACAGGGTGCTCAGGGTGAGCCTGGTCCTCAGGGTATTCAGGGTGAGCAGGGTTTGCAGGGGGCTACTGGTCCTGCGGGCGCAGATGGTTTAGATGGTGCTACAGGCCCTCAGGGGCCTCAAGGAGAGCAGGGAATCCAGGGTCCTCAGGGAATCCAGGGTGAGACTGGTTTAACCGGTCCTGAAGGCCCTCAGGGGCCGCAGGGTATTCAAGGTGAGACTGGAGCCACTGGTGCTACAGGCGCTACTGGTCCACAGGGTTTGCAAGGTATTCAAGGCGAGACTGGTCCACAAGGAGCTCAAGGCATCCAAGGCGTACAGGGTGATACTGGCGCAACTGGTGCAACAGGTGCGACAGGACCTCAAGGTTCTCAGGGTTTGACTGGTTTGTCAGCTTACCAAGTTGCTCAAATGGATGGGTTTACTGGCACAGAAGCTGAATGGTTGGCTTCTCTTGTTGGCCCTGCTGGTGCCGATGGTGTATGGTTGATGGTGTTAATGGTGCTGATGGCGCAACTGGTCCTGCTGGTCCACAAGGTGAGCCTGGAAGATATTTTGTTGGCCCAACACCACCAATTGACCCTGTAGAGGGCGACACATGGCTTGATGAAACTACTCTTAACCAATACATTTACTACGACGGTGCATGGGTTGAACCTTCTCCTGGTGTGCCAGGTCAAGATGGTGTTGGTGTACCTGCTGGTGGAACCACTGGTCAGATTCTTGCAAAAATTGATACTGTTGATTACAATACAACTTGGATTGACAACTATACGTCACAGGTTAAGCATGAAGTAAAAGCTGGGGTTGCATTAACCATTGGTCAACCAGTATATGTAACTGGCTCAACTGGCGGTTCTGGAACTAACATGATTGTTGGTTTAGCATCATACAGCTCAGAATCAACTTCTTCAAAAACCATGGGACTTATTGCTCAAAATCTAGCAATTAATGGCTTTGGTTTTGTAATTACAGAAGGTTTGCTTGCTGGTATTAATACGAGCACAGCAACGGTTGGGGATCCTGTTTGGCTTGGCCCTTCTGGTACTTTGCTTTTTGGTTTAGCAAATAAACCATATACACCAAATCACTTAGTGTTTATTGGTATTGTTACCCGAGCCCAGCAAAATAATGGTGAGATTTTTGTAAAAGTTCAGAATGGTTTTGAACTTGAAGAGTTGCATGATGTTTCTATTAACTCACCATCTTCAGGTCAGATTTTGCAACGTAGTGGAAGCGTTTGGATTAACAGAGGATTATTCGATGCTGGTATTGCGGCTGTAGGACATACGCACAATCTTGAGGATGTTCCAGAGGCAGCTCCACTTGCATCACCTACATTTACTGGCACCGTAACATCTCCAGTTATTCGACTAACAAGCACAACCGACTTAGATTTAGTCTCTACTGGTCATGCGCTTCAAATTGGTTCATCATCTGCCCTTAACATGGCTATTGACAATAATGAAATTCAAGTTCGTAACAATGGTGCCGCAGCTCCTCTAGGGATAAATTTTTCAGGTGGTCAAATTAATGTTGGAGGAAGCATTGTTTCTTCCTACGAGTCTAACTGGTCAAATTCTGTAGCCTCAACCCCTGCAATTACTTTGCAAGGAGCAGCCCCAAACATCCGATTTGCGGATATTGGCGATGTAGATGCTTTTATTGGTGCAAATAGCGGAAAGTTCTACGTTCTAGGTGACACCAATAGCGACGGAATTTATGATGTTACTGCGCTTTCAGTTGACTTAACTACTGGCGATGTTAATGTTTCAGGAAACATAGTTGGAACTGGTATCCCTTACCGCATGGCTGCTGGCTCGGTCTCTGTAACACAAAGCGCCTCTGTTACTTTTCCAGCTTCACGATTTAGCGTTGCACCAATTGTTACAGCAACATTGGTGTCTTCTACCGCTTCAACCTCTGCGACAGTTGGTAGCGTTACAGCATCAGGTTTTACTGTTTACGCTTGGGCTGGTACAGCAGCAGGAAACGCTGGTCGTACAGCTAACTGGCAAGCAATTCAAATGACATCAGGAGCAGCAGCAGGATAATGATTAAAGCACTAACCTGCCACACAAGTGGCTGTGAAAACAACGGCATTGTAATCCAATTCGAGGACCCAGTAGAACTGTGCATCTGTGGACCATGTGGGCAACAAATAACAGACATTAAAGAAGTAGGTAAATAATGGCTGCAATTGTTTTTCCAACAAACCCAACAGTTGGACAAGTATTTACTTCAGGTTTAAAAAGCTGGGTATGGAACTCTGTGTCTTGGGAATCGACACGGCTACAAACATCAGAAATTGATGGTGGAACCCAAAGCTCAACATATAGCGCAGGCTATGTTTTTGTTGATGGCGGAGAAGCCTAAGTATGGTAGAATAGAGTAATCATGGTGAATGTCCCAAGCAACTTATCTTACGGAACTGTCGTTGGACGGTTTATTTTGGCTTACGC